AGACACAGTTTACTATTGCACAAGTCTGTGATGAAATTAAAGCAATGCTAATTGCAAAAAATAAATCTTATGGTGACTCAGCACTAAATCCAGTTAGAATTTTTGCAACAGCAGACAATGTTGAGCAACTACATGTAAGAATTGATGACAAACTATCTAGAATTACTAGAGGTGGGTCATTTATTGGCGATAATGACATTGATGATTTAATTGGTTATTTAATTTTATTAAAAATTGCAAGGGAACTAAACAATGTCAACTGAAGATGATCTTGTAAAGCATTTAGATGAAGTTAACAACGTTGTAGAAGAATACCTAAAAGGTAATGACCCAACAGTTATTTCCAAAGAATTAAGCATTCCAAGAACCCGTGTTGTACAGTTAATTAACGAATGGAAGGTAATGGCTTCTGCCAATGATGCTATTCGTGCTCGTGCAAAAGAAGCCCTTGCTGCAGCAGATGCCCATTACGGCAAACTAATATCTAGATCTTACGAGGTTATTGATGAGGCATCCATGACTAATAATCTTAGTGCAAAAACTGCTGCAATTAAACTTGTAATGGACATTGAATCAAAAAGAATTGACATGCTTCAAAAGGCTGGCTTACTAGAAAATAAAGAGTTAGCAGAAGAAATGGTTGAAATTGAAAATAGACAGCAAGTGCTTATGAGTATTCTAAGAGACATTGCCTCTGAATACCCACAAGTGCGTGATGAAATTATGAAAAGACTTTCTGCAATTTCAAAAAAGGATGAAGTAATTACGGTAGTTCACGATGTTTGATGAATTTTTAGAGGCTTTAAAAAATAACAACTTTGAAGAAACTCCAGTAGATGCCCGTACGTTTGTTGAGGGTGAAGAGTATTTAGCCCAACCACCACTATCACAAACCCAGTATGACATTATTGAAGCAATGAGCCAAATTTATAAAAAAGAAGATCTTGTAGATCTTATGGGTGAAGAAGAAGGTGCAAGATATTATAAGAAATATACTAAAAATGAAATTATCCTCCAACTTGGCAAGGGCAGTGGAAAAGATTTTACTTCTACTGTTGCTTGTGCTTACATTGTGTATAAGTTACTATGCCTTAAGGACCCAGCAAGATATTTTGGTAAGCCCAGTGGAGATGCCATAGATATTATTAACGTTGCTATTAACGCTCAACAAGCCAAAAACGTTTTCTTTAAAGGTTTTAAAACCAAGATTGAAAAATCGCCTTGGTTTGCAGGAAAGTTTTATGCCAAAGCAGAAAGCATTGAGTTTAATAAATCAATCACAGTTTATTCTGGTCACTCAGAAAGAGAATCACATGAGGGTTTGAACTTATTGCTTGCAGTACTTGATGAGATTTCTGGTTTTGCATCTGAGGTTGGTACTGGTAATGATCAGGGTAAAACTGCTGACAACATATACAAAGCCTTTCGTGCTTCGGTAGATTCTCGTTTTCCAGATCTTGGCAAGGTAGCACTGCTTTCATTTCCTCGTTATCCAGGAGACTTTATTTCAACTCAATATGATAAAGTAATTTTAGAAAAAGAAGTTGTACATAAAAAACATACTTTTATTATTAATGAAGAACTTCCTGCAGATATGGAAGGAAATTCTTTTGATATTGAATGGGATGAAGATACAATTGTTTCATATAAATATCCTGGTGTGTTTGCATTAAAAAGACCAACGTGGGAAGTAAATCCAACAAGAAAAATTAATGACTTTAAAATTGCATTTATGACAGACCTAGGTGATGCCATGCAACGTTTTGCATGTGTGCCAACATACTCAACAGATGCATTCTTTAAGCAGGTTGATAAAGTCCGTGCTTGTATGACAATACGAAATCCGATTGACGCCCATAAACGATTTGATGAAACATTTAAGCCTGATCCAAATAAAAAATATTATGTGCATGCTGACCTTGCACAAAAACATGACAAGTGCGCTGTTGCAATTGCTCACGTAGAAAAGTGGGTAAATATTCAGGTAATTAAAGATTATCAACAAGTTGCACCAGTTGTAGTGGTAGATGCAGTAGTATATTGGGAACCAAAAATAGAAGGTCCAGTTAATTTGTCAGAAGTCAAGTTATGGATTCAAAATCTAAGAAGATACGGTTTTGATATTGGCCTTGTCACATTTGACCGTTGGCAATCATTTGATATTCAAAATGAATTAAAGCAGGTTGGAATGAGAACTGATACTGTTTCTGTTGCTAAAAAGCATTATGAAGATATGGCTATGCTTGTTTATGAAGAAAGACTAGTGATGCCAGCAATCGAACTTTTGTTCGAAGAATTAACAGAGTTAAAAATAATGAAAAATAATAGAGTTGACCATCCACGTAAATCCTCTAAAGACTTAGCGGATGCCGTGTGTGGTGCAATTTTTGGTGCTATAGCAAATACGCCAAAAAATACGGATGAGGAGGTCGAGATTCACACATTTAGAGATAGATCTAGGCAGAAACTTGACCCACTACCAGAGAACGTGATACAATATAAACCTATGCCCGATGATGTAAAAGATTATCTGGATAGATTCAATCTAATATAAAGAAAAGGAATAAATTAAATGAAGTCATTTAAGAAAATCGCTCTAGCCGTGGTTGCAGCCATGACTACCGCAACAATCGTGGCATCACCTGCAAGTGCTGCTGTAATGACAGTCGCTGTATCTCTTGACGGAACGGCTAATACAACCGCTTCCGCAATTGCTACACCTGCTGCATTGCCAGTCCCTGCAGACAATACAGTTGATGCTGCTGACGCACTAAAGTTCGTCGCAACAGTTGATACAGGAACAAATGTTTCTGTAGTAACTACTAATGCAACAATCGTGTCTGCACTACACACATCTGCTGCACCAGTATCTGCATCATCAGGATCATCATCCTTGACAATTGCAACTGGTACAGGAACAACCGCAACATTTTATGTCTATACAAAGACAACCGCAATTGGAACAGTTGCAATTACAAATGGCGGAACAACACTTACATATTACGTACAAGGAACTGCAGGTAAGATTAATACCGTATCAGTTTCTGCTGCCGATGGCGGAACAACTTCAAGCGTTGTAACTGCAACAGTAACAGCAACAGACGTATTTGGAAATAAGGTATCAGGTAAGGGCCTAACAGCACTTGTTGTTGGCGGAACCCTTGATACAACTACTGCTACAACTGGTTCAACTCTAACCAATTTTGGTCAAGCAGAGTTTAAGGTAACACTTCCAGCAACAGGTTCTTCAACACTTGTTGTTTCTGTTACCAACGCATCTGATGTTGCAACTGCAGTAGCAGGATTCAACACAGTAACTTCAAGCGTAGTAAAGACAATCACAGTTCGTGATCTTCTTTCTGAACTTGCAGCACAAAAGGCTATTGCAGATGCAGCAGTTGCTGCCAAGGCTGTAGCAGATGCTGCTCTTGCAACCGCAAATGCTAACGCAGCAGCAGCAGCAACTAAGGCTGCAGCAGATCTAAAGTCTGCAACAGACTCTGCAACAGCAACAATCGCTGCTAAGGATGCAGAAATTGCAAAGTTAAAGGCAGATAATGCTGCTGCACTTGCTGCAATTAAGAAAGCATTCAATGCACTTGCTACAAAGTGGAACAAGGCTAATCCAAAGTCAAAGGTTACACTAGTTAAGTAATTAACTTATAAATTAGAGGGTCAGTTATACACTGGCCCTCTTTTTTATGCAATAAAATGGTATAATCATCCTATCAGACATCTAGTCTGCGAGGAGGAAGGCAAATAAAGCGATTATTACGCATAGCAACAGCCACCATATTAGCCTTTGGGTGGCTCCTAATAGCCCCTACAGACGCACATTCTGATGATCCACTAGCAGTTGCTGCCCAAGAAATACAAGACCTTAAAGACAGTGCTGATGACCTTAACTATAAGGATGAGTTTAATGGGCTAATTGAGGTCGCAGAGGATAAATATGATATTGCTTACTCAGCAAAAATAGCACAAGATAGTGCTACAGCAGCCTATAATAATGCAGTTGAGGCAGAAGCCACGGCAGTTGAAGCAAAGACCTTAGCACAATCAACAGTAGATGGACAAACTATTACGGTAGCCACAGCCCTAACTAATAAAAATAATGCTCAGGATGCGTTAGATATTGCAAACCTAAATGTTCAAACAACACAGGTAAACATGCAATCAGCCAGTGGACAAGGACTTTCTTATACTGTTTATAATTTAGTAAGAACATGGCCAAGTATAGCAACACCAGATTCTGTTATTTGTTCTGGAACTTGGAATTCAAATTCAATGCAATTGCCAGTTTGTGGAAACAGATATGAAAATATTGTTGTAAAGTTTACTGGAACTATTACAGTTCCTTCACATTGGATATCAACTTATTTTGCAGGCTATACAGATGATGGTTTTAAAATGTACGTTAATGGACAACTTGCTATTAACAACTGGGTAGAACAAGGAGTTGGATGGAGTGCATATTCTCCAGTATATGATGTTAGTCAAGATAAAACTTTAGATGTAGAAATATGGTGGTATAACGGTGGAGGTCCAGGATCTTATCATCTTGGATGGGCAAT